ATACCTTTCTCCTTCTTCGGTTTATTCATACTTTGCTCCTTCTTCGGTGATTAGTTCATCAACGGTCAACCCAGCCGCACCAGGCGCACCAGGCGCACCAGGCGCACGAGGTGGTACGTCGCCGTTAAATATGGCTATACCAGAAAAATCTAGCGGAGGTAAAAAAAGGCGTTGTAAAACCAGTAAAAACCAAATGCAGTAAAACGAAACAAATAAAATACGCGACATATTATTATACATGCTATGCTGTGGTTTATTTTACAAAACGTAATACTCTCGATTTGTATCATTGTTTTAGCACAATATATGTGGGATTACTGTAAAACCCACTTTACTGCGCGTAAAACGAAACATATTGTAGACATTCAAACCCAAAAATATCGAGACATCATAAAGGAAATTACGAACAATGCTCCGAATACAAATACTCTCGATTTTATACCAGAAGAAGACCAAACCCAACTCATTGAAGAACTAACCCAATTTTTACATGGTAGCGAAGACTGTAGTATTTACGGAGAAACGACGTAAGGAGTTTCGTAGTAAATTGAACTATATATAAAATATAAAAAACATAAACACAATACGATATATAGTTATATAAGTGATATACGTTTGATACAATTAAAAATACAACTATATGATGGAGTTATCCCAACAACAGTTGCACGCAATATTAGCACGTTTTCCTATTTTCGAACTTTCCTATGAGACGCTTACACATAAGAAAGTTCCCTCCAATTACGATATATGTTTAGCCGTCCCTTCTGGACGCAAATATTTTTTGTGGTGTACATTTTACAAAAATCGCGATGTTTGTTATTTGATGGAATTAAACAAGGAAAAACGCGTCATCCGCGCAACGGTTATACAAACGCAACTACCACGACAATGTTTCATTGGTACAATATTATACGGGTCTCTCGTTCGCGAAGAAACAGAACGCAATACAGGAAAGACCGTATCGCCATTTTTCATAATAGAAGACATATACACGTACCGAGGTGTTCCATATAAACAAGTATGTTTTGCCGACAAAATGTTTATATTTCGAGACTTGTTTACGGAAATGAGTATATCCCACCAAAACGGTAAACTGGATGAGTATATGTCCATATATTTGCCTTTTATCTGGCGTTCAACCGCGACAGCTCCAGAATTCCCTTACTCGGTACATCATATACAATATCGAGATTGTTATCACATTTGTCCATACTTGAATGTATTACACGGATTGTTAGAACCAATATCGAAAATAAATCCATCTACTCTCAAAATACCAGACTCGCACGTTTCCAAATATATATTAGAATACACTAAACCGCAATACAAGTACCCCGCAGTGTTCCGAGTAATGGCGGATATACAGTACGACATATACCATTTATATGCGTGTGGACCATCGCCAGAGTCGCAACCTGCGTCGAAACGTTCTTTTGTATACTACGATATGGCCTATATTCCGAATTACAAAAAGAGCGTTTTAATGAACGGATTATTTAGGAATATTCGAGAAAACCAGAATCTGGATTATATCGAAGAAAGCGACGACGAAGAAGATTTCGAAGATACGAGAGTCGATAAATACGTGGATTTGAAAAAAGAGTTATTTATGGAATGTTCGTTTCATACAAAATTCAAACGATGGGTTCCCATACGAGTAGTAGAGAAAGGCGAAAAGGTAGTGCATATATATAAATTGGCGCGCATGTAAGCGGAGCGAAAAGAGCGGAGCAAATAATCCTCGCAGGTTATTATATAATGTCGACCATAGCACAAAGTACCGATTTGATTATAAAGGCTCCTTTTTCAAACTATTTAGGTGGAAATACGGCAAGATACGAAACCGCGCAAATCCAGCCAGGCCAAATGAAAGGTGGGACTAGACGTCGTTTATTCCCTAAATCGTATAAAAAACCTCGACGAACGCGTGGGCGCAAATATACGTGTAAAAACAAACGACGCAGGTATACTCCTAACCAAAGAAGACGCTAAACTCGATTGTGTAGTATTTACGAAGTAGCGAAGAATAAACGTAGATATTCGAGGAAATACTACGAAACTCTTATTACTTGAGAGGTTTTACAAATACCAAAACTTTTCCTATGGAATTCGCAAATACCGTGTTCTCGAATTCCGTCTAAATGCCGTTTAGTGCCGTATCCTTTGTTTTGCGAAATACCGTACCGTACATCCAATATAGGATATTCCGTACATAATTCAGCGATATATTCGTCCCGGGCAACTTTAGCCAAAATCGAAGCCGCCGCAATTGCTGTATACGTATTATCGCCTCCTTCGAACGTCTCGAAGGGTATATCGACGAGTATCTCTCGAGTATTATCAAACATCGAACAACCATTATAATCATTACCATCAATCAATAAAAAGGTATCCTCTTCTGGAACCATTTTAGGGAATTTTAGTTGTAATTGTCGGATACATTGTTTTGCGCATTCCGACATGGATAATAATACGGATTGTCGTATATTGATTTGGTCAATCATGGTTTCGGGAACGGAATGAATGTACCATGCTAGAGCATTGGTCTTTATATAGTCCGACGCTTCCTTTATTTTTTTAGATGAATGAAACTTTTTACTATCTTTCATATCTTCATGGCGAAACCCAGCGTCTTTAGGTAAAACTACTCCAGCTACATATAATTTCCCAAACATAGGTCCGCGACCTGCTTCGTCTATCCCAATTTCCCATTTATGGTATGAGTTGTATTCCGATAATAGATTTCGAGTTGTTTTCATTTTGGGTGCAGTATTTTCTATAACGATAGAGTTAGAGCCAAACGTAAAGTATACTATATCAAGTAAATACGTTTATATTAATTTACTACGTAGCTCCTTCGCGAAGCTATAAGCAAAGGCGTTTTCACAAAATGATAATTTATAATCCAAATATAGAATATAAACTGGGTTGAATAATACTATTATGAAATTAAGTCCAATACTTTTATTTTTAATAATACTATTTACTCTAGCATTTTCCATATTATTTGGAAATTGGTTTTACCGCGAATACTCAACAATGCCGACATATACGGTGCCTTCAAACACCCTAGAAGGCATGTTAGAATTCAAAAGCGATCTGGCGTTTCATGGGAATACGATTATTCCTTATTATTCCGCCAAAAAAACATTGCATAAATTGCACGACAGCCTTTATTACGACAATTTAAATGGAACCGTCGTGGTGATTGACGGAAGTTTAAATGATACGTCCATTACTGATAATTCAGGAAATACTATATCCAAAGTATGGTTGTATTCGAGAAATTCCGCTAAAACCGAACCAATCATGGATACTTTTGGAAACACGATTACGGCGAATTTCGAACACGACCTAAGTAAATCGACTACTTTAATCGATTCGTATACTAATTTCGAAATAACCTCCACTACCACTAATCCATCTGGAGCTAGCGACAAATATCAATTGTTATATGTGCCGTGGGGTCGAGAAACCTATTTACATGTATTGGTATTGAATGATACTGCTACATTGACTCCATCAAAGCCTGTATTGAAATATACATTCGCATATGATGACGGCGGTAGAATTATTCAAGCGTTAAATCCAAATACTACTACTGGCGGACAAGCTATAGTAGGCAATCTGGTTATATATGAAACGCCCACCCTTTTGGCGAATTCGTATGCTAATAGTACTACTAATTTGTATCAATCGGCGGATAGTCAATTTTTTAAATTGAACTATTATGATACTACCAATTTGAAGTACCAAGTCTGTTATAGAACCATATATAATCCAGTAAACGGCGATATTATAGTACAAAGCGACGCCACAACCGCGCCAGCTTCGGTAAGGATATATAAACGTATTGTAGACGAAAAACGCAACGACGCTGGAAACGTATACACGAAAGAATCCAATAGTAATAGGTATATGTTAAACGGTAGTGAAATACCCTCCCCCGAGACTTCAATACCAAACGCTACAAACGGTAGTGGACTAAACGGGTTCGCATCGCGAATTATTAATCCGGGAAATGTAGGTGTAGACGATTATTATTCGGTTATATACACTTCTATTGGAAAACGCACATTAATAACTGTAATTAAGCTGAACAATTCGGTTTCGAATACGAATGCAGATACAAAATACACCATATACAAAGTATATCGATTTGATGATAAGGGAGTTTTTACGGATGGAACCAGTTCTGGTGGTTCCAGCAACGGTTCCACGGGTGGTGGTGGTGGATCTACGACAGCTCCCCCTGCTGTTTCTAATAACTTGAATGATTGGTTATTAAAATATCTGTTAAATGGTAATGGGTCGTCGTTAGATTACAATACTATAAATGACTACATGTTAAAAACCCAAATAGTCCCCCCCGTATGCCCTACATGTCCAGCTTGTCCAAATGGTGGTGGAGCTTGTAATAATTGCGGAGGAAAAGGCGGTTCAGGAACATATACTCATACACATAAACTCCCGTATGATAGAAACACGTCTAGTAGTAGAGATAGAGATAACAATTACGACGACGAAACCGACGACCGTGGCGGATCGCGTAGTAATAGAAAACGTTATGACCAAGATGGTAATATATTACGAGATGCTGGAAGTGGAGCTACTAATTTATTGAGAGATACGGGTAGCGGTGCGGATAAATTATTGAGAGATACTGCGTCAGGAACGGTTGGGATAGCAAAAGATACTGTTTCTGGGGGTGTCGGAATAGCAAAAGAAACTGTTTCTGGGGGGGTCGGACTAGTGAAAGATACTGCGGGAGGAATTGCGAATACTTTCGGTAAATTGGTTCCTACTAAAGTAGCTGGGTTAAACTACGACGGGGGAAATGCTTCGGAACAGGTACCACCCAATTCTGCTGGAGGAGGCCAGGCAACCAATGTGACTACCGGTTCAGATTATACATCATATTTTGGCGCTCTTCCATCTAAGGGGGGTAATTATATACCAGTAACCGCGGATTTCAGTAAATTTGGACGATAACGTAGTATTTGCGGATTAGCGTAGCGATTTACTACGTAGCTCATTCTTCACTACTCCGTAAATAATACAATTTACTACGAAACTCCTTCGTCGTTTCTCCATAAATACTACAAAAGCGACAAAGGAGCTACGTAGTAAATTGTAGTGGTGCGTTTGACTAGGTAAAAGATAAAATACAAATAAAATAATAAAGACGCAGTTATTATTTTATGTAAATGAATAATATATTGAAAAATGCACCACATGAAAAACAAAACGTTGTAAAAAATATAAATGAATTGTTGGAGCGTACACATATTGAAACGGCAATTGCTAGCGTATTGGAAAATTACACAGAGAATTGTTCCGATATTCAATTTAAAAAGGGCATATATATTTATGGCGCACCGGGTTGTGGTAAGACGCAATTCGTCGTAAATTTGTTGAAAAAATACGACTACGATATTATACGTTACGATGCGGGAGATGTTCGTAATAAAACCATGATCGATACTATTACAAGCAATAATATTTCTAACCGAAATGTACTACAATTAATGAGCGGTAAGACTAAAAAAATAGTCATTGTAATGGACGAAATCGACGGAATGAATAGTGGGGATAAAGGAGGTATAACATCGTTGATTAAACTGATACGCCAGAAAAAAACCAAAAAACAGCGCTTAGAGAACAGTACGCAAATTCCCATTATTTGTATAGGCAACTATTTTGTGGACAAAAAAATAAAGGAGTTGATGAAAGTATGCCACACGTTCGAACTTATAGCTCCTACAACCAGTCAGGTTATACAAATCGTAAAGACTGTTATGCCGAATATACACGACCCACATTTATTAACGGAATTGTACCGATATATTCAATCTGATATACGCAAAATCTCGTTTATTCAAAGCATTTATTGTAAAAACGAGAGTTTGATTACGGTAAATATGATTCGCAATATTTTCCATACTAAATCGTACAATGACGATTCCAAACAAATTATACAAAAATTGTTCGACACTCAGATCCCGATCGAAGAGCACTGTTCTTTTATGAACGAAACCGACCGAACAACGGTAGCATTATTGTGGCACGAAAATGTAGTGGATCGACTGGAACATATACCGAGAGAAATCGCGTTCCCTTTTTATTTGAAAATATTAAAAAACATGTGTTTTGCGGATTATATTGACCGAATAACGTTCCAAAACCAAATATGGATTTTCAACGAAATGAGTTCATTGATAAAAACGTTTTATAATAATCGTCTATTCCATACACAATTGGAACATATGTATACCAATCCGAATTTCCAAAAATTAAAAGGTACACAGACAACCATAGACAAAAAAGACATTCGATTTACTAAAGTGCTTACGAAATACTCGACGGAATACAACAACCTGATGTTTGTATATATGTTGTGTCAGGAACTAGACATGGATCGCAATGATATGGTCTCGTTTTTCCAAGAACTGAGAGTATTTTATGGGAAAGATATTTATACCAAAACCGACTTGTTAAACGATGCGGAAAAAATATTCATCGACAAAAATATTTCCAAATTGGATATAAAACGTATTTATAGATATTTGGACAAAAACGTGAAGCGCGATGCGAATACGAATGCGGATGACGTAAATAGCGAAGAGGATTTGGAATAATTTACTACGTAGCTCCTTACGTCGCTACTACGTAAATACTACAATTTACTACGTAGCTCGTACCCCACAAACCGTAAAAAACAACTACTGTATAAACAAATATAAAATGAACCACTCATTCATTTTATATATCAAATATAACTTTCATAAGAGATGGTAAAAAATAAGGGGTTCGCCAATAATTCAAAGCTAAAAAAACCGTACTTTCCTTTAGTCAGTGTATGTACTCCCACATTTAATAGGCGACCATTTATACCAATTATGTTGGATTGTTTTCGAAATCAGGATTATCCAAAAGACCGTATGGAATGGATTATCGTAGATGATGGAACCGACCCTATACGCGACTTGATTGAGTTAGCCGATATACCACAAATAAAATACGTGCATTCGCCAAAACGTATGAATTTGGGAGAAAAACGTAATTACATGCATACACTAACCAAGGGATCCATTATTGTCTATATGGACGACGATGATTATTACCCACCGGAGAGGGTTTCGCATGCAGTAGATACGCTAATGAAACATCCCGAGGCGTTATGTGCCGGTTCAAGCGAACTATACGTATATTTCAAACATATTCAAAAAATGGTACAGTGTGGACCGTATGGGCCAAATCATGCTACCGCAGGAACATTTGCGTTTCGTTCTACATTATTAAAGGAAACGCGATATGTCGATTCCGCTGCGTTGGCCGAAGAACGGGCGTTTTTAAAAGATTACACAGTACCATTTGTCCAACTTGACCCGTTAAAAACCATATTGGTATTTTCGCATATACACAATACGTTTGATAAAAAACGAATGTTGGAAAATCCGCACCCCGATTTTTTAAAAGAGTCGCCGAAAACAATTCAAATGTTTATTAAAAACGACTTTGAAACACATATTCGAGATTTCTTTATAAGAGATATAGACAAACTATTGGAAATGTATGCTCCCGGACATCCGAAAATGAAACCCGAAGTATTAGAACAAACGCGACTCATTGAAGAAGAACGACAACAACGCATGTCGCAAGCGGTTAGCTCAACCTCTCCGAATTCTACAAATTTAAATAACGAAAATATTACTATTATGATGAAAGAAGAAGGTAAAGAACCTACGCCAATGACGATGAAACAAATTGTAGAATTATTACAAAAACAAGAAATCGATAATGCGACATATAAAAAAGAAAACGCGTCGTTGAAACGGCGTTTGGCCGATTTAGAAGAAACAATTGAACAATTGCAACGGTTGTCTTTGAAAAACGCCGTTTTACCAGCTGGGTCTGTTCCATTTTCAAAAGCAATGTTTTCCGCACCCGCCACGATAGACAACGCAAAATTGAAATCGGAACCTGAGGTAAATATTCGCGCATAATGCAATTTACTACGTAGCTTATTCTTCACTTTTTGCGTAGCTTAACCGCAAATTACAGCACCAGAATATTCTATCCAATCTAGTATTGTAGTATTTACGGAGTAGCGAAGAATGAGCTACGTAGTAAATTGAAAATTAAAAAGGTGTAAACGGGTTAAAACGCGAGAGCCATAATTATACCATAACAAATCAGAACGACGACCAAAAAAGGAATATTTACAACTATTTTTATTATAGAACCAAAAATGGTTTTATCGTAAAATGTTTCCCATAAATTCTTCATTTTTTCGTACCATGTAGGTAATATAGCATCTTCATCCGGTAAATCATCTGAATTGGACCCGCTAGAACCCGGGGGAACTCCTGGCGTTTGTGAGTCGGTCGCAGGCTCGTTTGTATCCGCAGTAGGCTTGTCCGACTCGATTATTATAGAATATACGTTTTGAAATACTCGCCAAAAACTAATCGAAGTAAAAATTAGCAACCCTAATCCCAAGCTAGTGTATAGTGCATAACACGAAACCCTAACTCGTTCTTCAGTAATTGTACGCGCGTCAAATATAGCATGACCAATACGTATAGCCAATACAGCAAAAATAAATATCAAGAACGAATATTTATACAAAATATTTTGTAATTTTCCAAACTTGGAATCGGTATTTTTTACGCAGACCTCAGTAGTATCTACTATCATTTCCAGTATTTTATTCGGCATGTTAACTCCCTCCCAAAATAACAGAAATAAAAACGAATAAAATATCAAATATATCAAAATAACACCGCTAATTACTTTACATAAAATCATAATGACGATAAACATTATGATATAAAATAAAATAGATAGAGCAAAACTGACTTTATTTATAAATTTTGTATTTTTTTCTTCGTCAAAGACAACTGAATATAAGTATGTTATAGAAGCTACCATAGCAACAATCACAAAAAGGAACTCAGTATCACTCTTATTTTGGATGAGAGATTTCATATTGGTTACAAACAATTTTAATATGTTATCGTAGAGAGTAATCACGATTAATAATAATAATGATAAGTAAATCGGTTTATTCCGTAATATAGGTTCGATATATTTCGAATAAAAATCCGGTTCAAGCCGTTTTCCTAATAAGTAGTAATTTAATTTCGCAAACGGAGCCATTACTGGTCCTATAATCCATATCAGTGGTAATAAAAAAGGCGATTTTAATATATTAAACACATCCAAATAATGGTCTGTATATAACATCAAATACCACCAGTTGAAGGTAATATATATGCATATCAGTATCACCATAAACGATTTAAAATGCGAGGTTAATTTGAATTTGTTTTGAGCATAGTCAGGCCCATTGCGTTTGTCTTTCGGAGTAGAAGAACGGACAATGGCTACTGAAATAAGTTCTGGGACGAAAAACAATTCTGGAATATTTTCTAAAATAGCTACCGCCAATAATTTCGCATTTTTGGTTGTTTTATCCGCATAAAAATTATTAAATCGTCTCGATATATTAGTATTCGTTTTATTTTTGTATACCTCGTCTACTGGATTAGTTGTATCTACTTCGGGTGGTTTGCCGACTACGCCAGGTGATTTTCCGCCTACTTCGGGCGGAACGCTGGGTTTAGGAAGTGTGGGTATTGTCGGAGGCGTATTACTGTTGGTCGCTCCAGGTGTACTTTCATCTCTATCCGCGATATTTCGCTGTCGCGTATTTTTATAATAGAGGTCGTTCAATTTACCATTTATTAAATAATCGGTTCTGGTTTCGTTTGCGTTTAAACCAATCATATCTTCATCTGAAGTATTATTGGTTAATGGATTTACCCACGTTGACCTTCCCGTATTATCTGTAAATGGTTCGTTCATCGTCGTATCATTATTGATAGATGGCGAAGGTACTAGCAATATGGGTATTTGTATATTGCTATAATTCGGGGTTTGATTGGATGACGTGGTCGTATCCTTTTTTTTTAAATTGTATTTTGGATTTTTCCACTGTGTACTACTACTGTTTTCTATATTCACACTAGATGTATTGTGCTGATAGAATGTAGTATTCATTCTAATAATAAGTATAATATATCGTAGTATATTTATGATTTATGTATTTACGTAATTTACTACGTAGCTCGTATTATCTAGCATATAACATACCACAGTTTCCGCCTATAAACGAGAGTATATTATATCGCTCTTCAAACAGCGTCATATTATACGTATATTCATATAGTCGCCACGTTTGTTTTCGTATACCGATGGGGTTATTGTTATTATCGCAAATAATATTCACTGCCGAACGTTTCGTATCCACCACCGGTACTATAGTCGCTATTTCCAGTTCGACTGTTTTGAATTTGCTCATATTAATGGCGCCAGACGGTTGGTATTCAAACGGACTCGTGTTTAGGCAAAAATTGTAGCAATATATACCATTCGGAGCGTTCCCCTGCGTACGAACGTATTTTTCGACATAATTAAAGACCCCGTCTGGTAATATGTTTTCGCGATAATCGCCGTTCAAAACGATACCCATCGAGACCATTATATCGCGAATATTGTCTGGATTGAAATCGCCCGTGATAAAAATACCCGTATTTACACCTATAATACTCGTGTTTATGTGTTGACGCGGTCCGTATGCGAACGTTGTATCCAAACAAAGCAATGGCGCCTGTACAATATCAGAAGGTACCGCTCCATAATACGGCCAATTTGTATAATTGCTCCATTCATTACGCATATTTACGTCGTTTCGTTGGAAATACCACATCCAGTTTGCTACCATGCCCGTAGACGTGAGTTTTATTTTTTTTGTGCCGACCATATTTTCGAATTTGTATTCAAAAATATCTTTTACTAAATACAGTTGGTCTTCCATAGCAAAATTCAGGCGTTCTTCTTCCGATAAAAAACAATATGTCGACAATAAATGAATATCCGCATTCCAATTGTTTATTTTATTGGTATATTTGTCGGGTCCGATATTTACAGCAGGAGGCGCCTGTAAGAAGCGATACATTTGGAAACGGTCCACGTTAAAATCGGGTTGAACATACGGAAAATTCCCCTGTACATCGAATACATCGTGTACTTGAAATAACTCTTGGGTTGGTCGTAGCGTCACGGAAATAGTCAACTCGTTATATTGTAAAGCGATTAACGGGAACGCGCATCGACTATCGTTAGTAAACCATGTATTCAATGGTATAAATAATTTACGTGTACGGAATGACGGTTCCGAAGGGGTAGTAAAGCTATTATAATAAGAAGACGGATACGTATTGGTTCGATTATATGAATTCGCTATATCGTAGAATTCAGGAGTATTACCAGACATCTCATTAAATAATCGTTTCTTCTCTTCCGAGAAATCGCGTTCTACCATTGCGCCCAAATATTCACCGGAATATCGTTGCAACGTCATCGACCCGCACGTAATCAAGACTTCTTTAATCATATGCGTGCCTAAATTTCGTATCCATCGGAAATTATACGGTGCCCATAAATTCGATGTTTCTGTACACGGATGATATACTGGACTCCAAATATCGGGCAAAGATACACATAAATAAGTATCCATCAAAAGGTCGGCATATCTCGGAATTTTGAAAGTGAAGGTAGATGGCTCCGATGGACGAAATTCGCGCAAACCGTCGTAATCTATGCGAAACTTTTGCATACCAAAATTCGTGTATTTAGAGTAAACCACTTTAAAGAATGTTTTGGTAGGATTACCCGTTAAAATGACGTTTGCATTTCCTACCGCTTGTATGTTTAGTAG